GGTACTGCGACTCCATTAATATTTTGTGGAGCTAAAGAATCATCATCATATGGTGACGTTCTATCAATGTCATTAGTATAATGAGTTTCAATCGGTACACGATGTTGTGCTAAAAAATCAACCTCATACCATTTGTTATTATTTGAATCAATACAAGAAACTATTTCAACAACATTTGTATCAGGAATTGTTAATGTTTTAAATTTTTCAGGTATACCAATTTGAAAAGAAATAGTTTTAGTTGTTGCACTTATTGCCTTTACAGTTCTTGTTAAAGTGTAAGTACTAGCTACACCTGAATCCGCCGTAGTACCAATTGTATTAGTATCATTTAATTCTTGTAATTTAAAATCAATAGGTTGTAAAGTTGTAAACACAATACTTGAATTTGTTGAGGATTGTATTTGTATGCCTGAATCAAAAACACCTGCGTTATTGTAATCGACTTGAGATTCATCAGTTGATAAAACATTAACATTTGAGGTAAAGGTTAAATCAACAAATGATGGGACGATTGGTTTTACTTTGTAACCAAACATCTTTGCCATTGTGATTATATTTCTTCTCTCCTCAGCTAATGGTAACAACATTTCTTGATATTGTTTATCAATATAAAATGATAACACATCACCAACATAAGCATTCATTTCTAATAACATCATACCTGGTGATGTTTCATTAAAATCACGATAAGTATCTGGAAAATAAGATTTTGCATAATTCATTAAAGATTCTTTTAATGAAATAAAATCCTTATTCAAATAGTTTACATTTGATTCTTTAAAGTCTTGTTTACCATAGTTAGGCATTTTTTATCTCCAATTAATATCCACCACCACTTACACTCGTACCTCCACCAACATTACTTACGTTTGTAGATGTGGTTTCATCCAAAGTATCACCAGCAAAATCTAATGTGATTGATTCTAAAGTATTTGGGTCTTGTTTAATATTAAATATTATTTTAATTCTAATTTCATTTTTTCCAATATCACTTGTATTATCACTACTTAAAACCTGTATATCTCTCACTTCAACAAATGGTAACCAGAATTCAAATTTATCAAGTATAGCGTCTTGTACACTAATTAGACTTGAATCCGTAATATTTTCAAATAGTAGTTGTCTTAAATTTAAACCTAAGTTGGGTTGAAAAAATCTCTCACCCTCATTGGTTTGTAAAAGATTTCTGATATTATTTTTAACCGCTTCAATTGTAGTTGAAGTAGTTGCAAAAAAACCATCAACACCAGTTTCTCTTCTTACTGGTAAATCAATACCAATTTTTATTTTTGTATTGTTATCTTCAACGTATGGTTTTCTTGATGTGTCTTTTATAGCCATTATAATAAACTCTCAATATCTTCTCTAAATAATTTAACTGTTGTAAAATTTCTTTGTCCATCCTCATCCTCTACATCAAACAATTCTTTAGAATCAGGGTCTTCACCTATAAAAACATAACCCGTTGCATCTAATCCTCCATCATCTTTTGATACATCCAAAGCGGGTGCAGTTGCACCACCCTCTAATAATGGAGTCACTGCCTTTTCTAATGAGGATTCAAGTGGACCAACCACCGCCTCTCCACCTGGTATACCTTCAAATGCTGACAATATTGGAGCTTTATCACCAATCAAAGTTTGTAATTCAATATTGACAGGTTGTGGTGGTATTTTAACATTTTCCACAATAATGGGAGCCTTTAATTGAGTGATTGTAAAATTAACATTTGTTAAAAACTTAACAATAGCTTCTACCTCCAATTCAGTTTGAGTTTCAAGAGTCGCTTGAGCTTTTGAAATAGCATCATCGGTAGCACCTGATTGTTTCAATCCTGCAATTTTAGCATCAATTAAATCTTGTGTTAATCCCATGTTTATCTTCCGTATTTTTGTTTTTGTTTTTCATCAGCTTTTTTTAGAACTTCACTATAATTTTTATTTAAAAATTTAGCCATTGGGTCACTTGATGGAACTTGTTGTGGTGATGTATTCATTATATC